GTCATGAATTATTAACAATAGTTTATCAGGGCACGATGGAGGGACGAGGGGAGGAGGATTGTCGTGTATTTTTCATCATGCATTTTTCTCCATTGTTCTTTTTGATTTAGCGCCGAAGCGCGAGACTGGCGGCCCCAAAGGCCGCCTTTTTTCTTTCGGCGCTGTTCGACACGACTGTTTTCTCTATAGTTTTTCTCTTTTTTCGATTCCTCCCGACACAGGCTACACCATCCCGAAGAAACTTAATCAACTGTATTTAAAGGAAGAAGATGAGAAGCGAGAGAAGAGAATTGATTGATGGTTATTTAGAGAAGCGCCTTAAGTACACCGCCCTTGGGGGGCTTAGTTATCGTAAAGGCGCTTAGCGGAGGTTGATTAATGAATCAATGCTCGCTTAGTCAGGAAGCCTCGCTTGGGGCTCGGCCTGCTCGTACGCTCGCTCTTCTGGAACTGTTCGTTGCAGGGTTGCGAGGCTGAGAGCGCTTCTCGTAGGCTATGTCCCTTATTGACACAGTCTCTACTGGTTAAGTCTAGCAGATCTTAATTGGCAAAGCGCAGCGCTAATTGGCAAACCATGGTACGATGCTTTGACAATTAAGGCTTTCATGACCATCCAGCACTTGCCAACGGACATAGCGACGCTGCCTTATAAGCTTCAGCGAAAGAGAAAATTGGAATGGTTGATGCTTTGCTCTTGGCAAAAGCAAGAGGCAAAATATTTTCTTCTTCCATCGTCCTCCCCTCGTTGTTGCCTCGAAAGGCTATTAAAAATTTGCGGTGATAAATTGATTGTTTGGAAGAGCGTTAGTCTCAAGCCAGACTTTCCCCCTTCCATTGATTCTTTAAAAATGCTTCCTGCTAAGGATCAGGAAATGGTTGATAGCATGAAGAGACGCTATGCTAAGCGCGTTATATGGAAACAACTAGAAACTAAACAGGAGCCTGAAGAAGCCATGGGATATAACGACAGTGCAGAGTTTATCATCACGCAAATAAGCACATGGAAATGCAGAGTTGCTTCAGAGCGCTACATCAACAAAACTGTAAAATATTTGGAATCTCAATTAATGCCAAATAAAAGGCATTTCAATAAAACGTCCTTAAGGCAACGTGATGGCTATAACATTGATTTGATTGATTTCCAAGTAAAAACTGAAGATTTGTCTGAATATCCAAATTGGTAACATTTTTTACATATTCCCCTTTCCATTGCTCTCTAAAATTAATAAAACCATGGAGGGACCATGTTTGAAGATTTGCCATGTCCTTTCATGATTGGAGACATTAAGATTTGGCCTGCTCATAGTCGTCCTGGTCAGAGATGGTTTATTGCATATGAAGGCAAGCCGTATTGGTTCCGTAGTAAAAACGAAGCAAAGTTGTTCGCTATGGACAGACAAGCAATGGAGGATCCAGAAGGGCTATGCGATTGATGACAGACGAAGACATCACCAAGCTTGTTAATGATGCCATTAGGCACCATGAGCTTCGTGTGGCATTGTGGAGCGGGCTTCTTGGTGCTGCATTAATGGCTGGCACTTGGCATGCAATTTGGCTATGTCGCTAAAGGAAGGGGTATACCAAGGAGCAAATTTTTGTTAGAATTTGTGGAGCGACGACGTTGGCGCGTCTCGCTCCCGGCCACCTACTGTAACTAGATGACATGGCAAAGCTAACACGCAGACCACTGCCTCCGCTCGATTATTTGCATCAACTTTTTCTCGTTGACGAAACAAGCCCAAGCGGCTTGAGACGCAAGAAAACCGTCTCATCCAACGCAAGAGAAGGCGACGTCGCTGGTATTTACATGCCTAAAACTCGGTATTGGGTTGTAAATATCACTTACAACAAACAAAAACACACATACTATGTTCATCGCCTGGTCTACGCAATGGCAACTGGCAAGAACATTGACAACACCTTTATTGACCACGTTGAAACGACTGAAAAACGTAATGTTATTCAAAATCTTCGCGAAGCATCGCATCAGCAAAACATGCGTAATCGCGGGCGATCAAAGTCAAAATACACAAGTCAATACAAGTGTGTTTATTGGAATGAAAAACGCCAAAGATGGATTGCAAAAATGCAAGCCAATGGCAAATACATTTGGATTGGCACGTTTGACTCCGAAGTCGAGGCAGCACTGGCTTATAACGAAGCGGCCTTGAAACATCATGGAGAATTCGCAAGTCTCAACGACGTGTCAAGCTGATCCGTGCTAGCTTATTTTTGTTGAATTCCAAGGGGGCCACGCCCCCTTTTGTCGTCTTATGGCCTTCAAGGAAAAAGCGAAATGCGAAAAAATTGCCCGGACTGGACGGGTTCAGGACTGGATGGATAGCCCAGAAAGCAGGTTGCCAGTATCCTGCACTACATATGTAGTACAAGATACAATGGAGGGCGAGGATGGTATTGAAGCTTCTTGGCGATTTGTTAGCCATGCCTTGCGTAACGCTGCTGGTGTTGCCGTGCATCTTTCAAATTTGCGCCCCAAAGGAGCAGACAATGGTAAAGGGCTTATTGCCAGCGGCCCTGTAAGCTTTGCTGCTATTTACAGCAAACTCAATGAAATCCTTCGTCGCGGCGGGAAATTTCGCAATGGTGCAATTACTTTGCACCTTGATTACAACCATCCCGATGCTATTGAATTTATTAAAGCAAGCCGCCAGGAACTTCCTTGGGTGAAGCGCTGCCTTGACGTTGATGATAAGTTTCTTGAGAATAGTTCTCAAGAACTGATTGATGAGCTTCTGAAGGGAATCAGCAGCGGTGATATTTGGCTTAACAAGATTCGCTATAACGAAAAAGGCGAACGCATTTATGGCAATGTTTGTCTTGAAGTTTATCTTCCTCATCGTGGCACTTGTCTTCTGGAGCATGTCAACATGGGTGCATGTTCAATTGAAGACTTGCCGTCAGCTTTTACTGAAGCAATGGAAGAACTTTGCCAATTGCATAGCCGCACTAAAGTGGGCAATACAGGCGAATATCTTCCTCCTTCTGTGGACAAACAAGTAGGACTTGGCATTCTTGGTCTTGCCAATTTCCTTTCCATCCATGGCATTTCCTACGAAGAATTTGGCCATGCTTTAGAAAGTTATACGCTTGGCACAGAGCGTTGGGATTTTTGGTATGAAACGAAAGCTGGAGATGTGGTAAGTGCTTTGGATTATGCCATTCAGGCCGCTGCTGACGTGGCTCGTGAGCATAACATGGAACGCGCTTTCGCCATTGCTCCTACGGCTTCTTGTTCCTATCGCTATTTAGATAAAAATGGCTTTACGACAGCTCCTGAAATTGCTCCTCCCATTGCTCGTCTTGTGGACCGCGATAGTGGTACATTTGGCGTGGAGAGTTTTGATTACGGCGATGTAGAAACTGCTGCTGAAGTTGGCTGGGACAATTACATGCGCGTAACCAATAGCATTTTGCGTATGTTCCAAGATTCTGGCCTTTTCCATGGTTATTCCTTCAATTCTTGGTCTGACGTTGTGTCTTATGACCGTGAGTTCTTGAAAGATTGGCTAGAATCAAATCAAACAAGTCTCTATTATTCGCTGCAAGTTCTTCCTGATACGCAGCGGAAAGATGATGCCTACGCGGCATTAGATGACGATTTCAAGTCCATGTTTGGCTTAGATGAAGATTCTTCTTCGTCTGAGGCTGGCGAATCGTCGTCTTGTAATTTAGAAGCAGGATTCTGCGCTGCATGTGCAGAATGATGAAGGCTCTAATTTTTTCCCTTTCCATTGATCCTCATGACTAAAAGCCCCTATCTTTCGATGATTGCCAAGAAGCGTCCTTGGCAAGCAGTTCCTGTTGATCAAGGCAAATTGGTCAATGGGAGCGAATCAACGTTGTTTCGTGCCTTAGCTTTGCGTCATCTTGAACTTCCTGTGAAAGACTTTTTGGAGCAAGGACTGGAGCGCGATCTTCCTTCTACGCCTGGTGTGGTTGAAGCTCTTCGCCATAACCAGGCTGATGAAGAACGTCATGATGAGGCATTGAATTATGTCGCTGCTGCTCATGGCGTAGACGAAAAAGCTGAAAAGGAAGTCAAGAACATCCTTAAAGCCTGGATGGAGCACCCTGCCCATCCGATCCTGAAAGCTTCTGTTTTGGAGCGTTCTTTGTTTTTTGTTATTCTTCCGTTTTTTAGGTTCAATGGAGATGTGGGTATTCGCACGGTTAGTGCGGACATCAGTCGTGACGAGATTTCTCACGTTGGGATCCATTCCCTTGTCGCACGGGAACTTAATGAAGTTGCGGGACAGTCTTTAAATAAACTGCGTCGTGCTACGGCGTTGTGGATTTTTGATGAGCTTGGCAATAGCGCTAACAAATGGCTCAATAAAGACTTCTGGCTGCGGCAATCTGACAACTTGTTTGAGCGCGGCAAGGCAGAGGAGCTTAACGAAACACAACGTTCTCGCATGCCATCGTTCTTTGAGGCTGCCAACACGTCTCTCCCATCGTACGGCAAGGCTTAGAATGACCATTCCACGCTTCGTGGAAACGGTTACGGAACACGAGGCCCGAAAGGGCCTTTTTCTTTGTCTGCTGACAATAGCTTGTCGTTCTAAGCACTTGTGCCTACATTAAAAAAGCAAGGACGTAAGCCCTTGCTTGCTGAGAACGACATGAGGCGGGGGTGGTGCCCCGCCTTTTATTTTGCCTCAAGCTTTTGCGTAAGGCACGCCGCGATACACCAGAGAAGCTTTCTGTGCAGCAGCAATACGCGCAGCCTTATTCAGCCGCGCTTGGATCAGAGCGAGAACGTTCATGATGGCACTCCATGAGCCAGGCCCCGTTGCATGCCTGGTGATCATGCATCCCTGACCATTCAGGGACCAACGTGTCTTCATGTTAGCAATGCTCTTCCCCAAAAGCCGTGATGGCGGATAAATGTTAGCAAAACTCAGTCCAATACACGGCTGCTCCAGCCAGAAAAAGCTGTTGATTCCTAAATCTTGCTTCCTTCCATTGCACCCTTTCTTCGTAATGGCGTCCATTGAGGCTGTAAAGCAGCTTTACCATAGCTCAAACCTCATACATGCGGCATTCAACGCAGAACGGGTCGTGCTGGCAGAATTTCTCCCAGAACTGCTCCCTAGCGTCTCCTGTGATGGCATAGTATTTTGCAACGGCTCGCTTGTAGTCTTCAAAAGCTTCGTCAAGCTCTTTACATTCCCTTCCCCATAGTTCTTCAATTTCTTGCATCACATACGCAGCTTCAACGGCATCATCAAAAGCCCTTTCAGCTTCAGCGGAAAAAGACATGACAATGGAGGAGGGAAATTTACTTTAGTTTAGCCCTCAAGATTCTCCATTGCTTTTGCAATTTTACGAGCCTCTTGCAGTTTGGGTAGCAATCTAGGTTTATAGGCATGCTCTGCTGCTAGCAATTGCAACGCAGTTTGGCGATCTGCCGTTAGCAAAGCTACTAGAAAAACAACTTCCTTGGCGGAGAGTTCTACAGTTAACATTGTTTTGAAACGAGAATAAACTTTCTATATGCTATTCGCGATTAACGAATGAGACTATTAAGCCAATCGATGTCATTGTCTTTCGATGCCTCAAGGATAGCACCCGCTAATGCAAAGGCATAGTCGTCAACGCCTGTTTCTTTACCGCCAGTCACTGCCCATTGACCACTTTGTCTATAAATGACGCTTAGGTTTTTAAGTTGAAGCACGGCTTTCTTATGCGGATACATTTCGATAAGGCCAGCATTAAATAGTTCTTTCATTTTGCTGAATGCCTTCATTTTTGTGCTGACCGACCAGGCAAGTTCGCAAATTGGAAAATCTTTTGCGAGGCTTTGAATTGTGGCAGAGCTATTAAATTGGTCAAGGACAATGGATTGAAATTCATAAATGCGATGATGCTCTTTAATCCAGTCTTCAACTTTGGCAATATTTACTTCTTTTTTGCCAGCAATTTCAAAGTCAGGTTCAAAAGCATGAAATTTGTCAACGATTAATCGCTCACCTTCGTAATGAACAATGCATGCCGTGTAATCATCTCGTCCAACGCCGCCACGAGCAGGGTCAAGAGCAAGGATGTAAGTGCCCATGTACTCTCGCATTGGCACCATAATGCCCCTGTCTTTATTGACTGCGGCATCAATAATTTCCGATGCCAACAAAGCAGATTGACTTTTCGCAAACTGCGCCCCAAATTCCACCCAAAAGCTTTCTTCGTCTTTCTTTCTGGCGTTTTCAAGGAAATCACATCCCCATGGCAAATTAACATTGATCTCCCATGTTGGGATTTGTAGCGCTTGCATGCCAGGAAATTCTCCGCTTTCGGCTTGCTTGAAATGTTCGTAGAAAAGGCCGTCAGTTAACCAAGGAGAAGATAGCTCAATAATTTTTCCATGGCGGCCAAACTGAGCAATGGAAGGAGAAAGTGCGTTGTACATGGCTTCTGCGCCACGGTTTGCATCGCCTTCAATCGAGAATGCAAGCTCGTCTTGGATGATTGCCACAACTGCTTTACCACGAGAAGCGCGGGCTGATGCGGGAATTGCTTGGAACACGCAACCATTACTGATTTCAATCTCAAATGCAGTTTCTCTCGTAACTTCTTGCTCAAACGGACTATTAATAACCAGTTGCCTGATGTTTTCAAGTGCAATCTTTGACTGCCCTAAGTCATTAGCAACAGTAATGATGTACCATTTCTCTCCCTTTCTTACCTTACGTTGAAAGAAATCTGCCTGTACAAAGCACATGTAAGTGGCAGCAACTGCGGCCATGAAGGTTTTTCCTGAGCGTCGGCCCATTGCCCAAATGGCGTGGTTTATTTTCTTCTCAAATAAACCGTTGAGAATTTGCTCTTGCCTTGGCCATAACGTGACGCCAAGAGCATGCTTAGCAAATTCAGAACACCTAAGAGCCATGATCTAAAGTATCAAGAGGACGAAGAACTTCTTTGGGAACAAAATAAGCAGGACGACCATGAGCGGGATCAGCCCAGTATTTCTCTTCCATCGCTTCCTTTCCATAGCACCAGCCATGGATGAGCGTGGTTTTATTTTCAATAGTAACGAGAACAAAGCGCTTTTCGGGGTCTTCGTTTTTCTGTACGATCAAATCGTACTTATGCTTACTCCTGGTCTTCACGTCAATTTTGCCAGGAAGATCGGAACTTTTCCGATTTGCCTCTCTTTCTTGGTACAAAAAATCCTTAAGGCCGAGATGAGAAGCGACTGCCATTTCTCCTGCTGCGCCGAGGAGATGGATCTCAAGCGCTTTGTTGCCGCGCCATGCTCCGCGATTGCGACCACGCAGCCCTTTCGCTTCGTTGACGGACTGTCTCCTCATCCCCTCTTCCATCGCTTCCTGTCTTTCCTGTTCGGAGAACGTGAAATGAATGGGCATAGTCAAAGGAACAACACTCGCATCATAGCCACCTTTAGAATGAAAGCAAGTTTAACATCCAGATAAAATGGCCGAGGATTTAATTGAATTGGGTCATGTTGCTGAAAATAGTGCACGAAATGATGGGCTCAGTAATGTTTTTACTGGCATGGGTGTCAATGGACGAGATAAAAGCCTCTCTACTCAGACTGAGCCTATTATTTTTCTGACGCAAGAAGAACTTGAAGGGCTTTATGGCGAATGGCTACCGCGTCGCATTGTTGACATTTATGCAGAGCAAGCAACACGGCGTGGTTTTAAAGTGTTGTTTGGCGGAGAAGGCGCTGCTGCTGAGGAGGTTGCGGGTATTGAGCAGACGGTTGAGGATCTTTATATCCTTGAGAATTTCATGCTGGCGTCGAAAAACTCCAGGCTTTATGGCGGCAGCGTGATTTTGCTGTACATCGACGATGGACGAAGGGCAGATCAACCAGTCAATAAAAACAACATTCGTTCCATTGAAGGAATGGAAGTGTTGGACAGGTGGCAGATTGCTCCTGTTATCAATGAAGAGAATTTGTACGATTATTCCAAAGCGACTTATTACCAAATCATTTCTGGCGATTTGATCAACAAGCCACAATTAGTTCGCATTCATAAAGATCGCATTTTGCGTTTCGATGGCGATTGGCTTCCTTATCGCATTCGTCAAAGGAACTATGGATGGGGGATGAGCAGTCTGCAAACTGTTTACGACAGCTTTAAGCACTACTGGACTGGTTTGCATTCCACTGCCACGTTAATGAGCGAATTTGACATTTTCGTTCATAAGATCAAGGGCTTGTCGCAAATGCTTGCTGCTGGCAAGGAAGGAGACGTCAGGAATCGTCTTATTCTTAATGACATGAGCAAGAGCGTTTATCGCGGCTATGCAATTGATGCGGATAAGGAAGAGCTGGAGTTTCTTGGTCGTAATTTTGGCGGCATTGGGGAAATTTTAGAGAAGCTTCGTATTGACATTATTGGCGCCTCCAAGATTCCTCATACAGTATTGTTTGGCGAAAGTCCTAGTGGACTTGGCTCTACGGGACGCAGCGAAGAAAGGGATTTTGCAAAGACTTTAGCGGACTACCAACAAGCTTCTTTCCATCGTCCTCTCAAGAAACTGATGGAATACATCATGTTGAGTTCTGACGGTCCGACGAAAGGACGAGTGCCGGATTCATGGCGCGTTCATTTTAACGATTTGTTCGAGTTGAATGAGCGCGAGAAAGCTGACGTGAGGGCTCGCGTAGCGGCTGTGGACGGGCGCTACATCCAGTTGGGAGTATTGCATCCGAAAGAAGTGGCAGAGGCCCGTTACGGCGGTTCTGAATGGAGCATGGAACTCACTCTTGATCCATCGCTCCCCCGTGAACTACCTGATCAAGGCGGCGAGAAAAAGCTTGCCGTGCCTCCTGGCGGCAGGGATCCCATGAACGAGGAGAACGGGACGCTACCAATG